GGGGAATCCAGGCCTCTTTTGAGGTGTCTAAATGGTGAATTGCACAATGCTTTGAATCTTTCCAGCCTGCCGTTTCTGCAGATGGTCACCGCAACCTTGTGTTTGGATTTCAGTGGTGTTCCATTATCAAACAATTCGCATTTGACGAACTGCCAGTTGATTGGTAAAACCGCGGTGTTATCATTCTTAACCACCTCTTTCTTGACGAAGTCAATAGAAGGAGACGAAGTCGAATCGTTATTGATTGCTTCACAATCATTAATATTGTAGTTAATAGTAGTTAATATGTTATTAATGTTTGTACGGTCTACCGTTTTTGTTTGTTTTAATGTGTTATGAAGTGTTTTACTGTTCATTTTTGTTCCTTTCAATTGTTAGTTTGTACACCTTATACAGGATACTTATAAAGAACCAGAAATATACCCACAAAAAGTGGTTCTGTATAAATACTTTTGTTGCACAAACATTTCGTAAAGGCTCCTTAAACTTTTAAGTACGTTTGTGCAACAACTTAAACTGAACAGAAAAGAAAGGCAACCATGAACATTTTTAAAGAATTGCTAGACGCATTCAATTTCAAACTTTGGATACAAAAGAAACAAGAAGCCAAAAGAGCACAAGATATCCTGAAACTGATAAGAAGCAGAGAACAAGAAAGACAAAAATTATCCCCCACGGAGAGACAGAAACAAGGAGCGGAGAGATTAAAAAAACTATTGAAAGAACTCAAAGACGAGGAGGACAACAAATGCTAACACCAGAAGAGAGACAGAAACAGATGGGTGATTGGATCATGGAACAAGAAAAAGCAAGGCTCAAACAAGAAAGACAGCATTGGAAGAACAACAAAAAAATATTAAAAAAAGCAACTGATCAATACAAAGCGGGCACATTGACACAGCAGAAAAAAAAGTTAGGAATGGCATGATAGATTTTTACTACGACAGCATAAGGACAGCAGGAGTATCCACGGAATACTACGTGCAGTCGCAAGAACAATACAACAAAATGGGATCGCATATGTTAAGGACCATAGGGTCATTGCAGGAACGAACAGGAGAATTTGTAAAAACAGTCAAATGGGAAAATTATTTGAAAAAATGCATTGGTAAAAAGTTTTTCTACACGTATCAAAACAAATACAATTGGCCTCCAAGTTGTTTGTGTTTATGGTCTCAAATACAGAATCAATTCCATTCACAGAGAGGCAACAACAAGAATGCATGGTTCAGCAAACCGCAGATAATAGGCTTCAATGCAACACTGGATAGGGTAGAAAAATGGTTATACAATTACCTGCCAGCAAAACAGTTTGACGCAAGTGCAAATCAAATCAATATGGTAGATACCACCACACTTGCTAAAAAATCCGCAATAGATAATTTATTTGTAGAACCAATATAAATATCACGTAGTTCATCGTCATGGGTAACTACTGACATTGTGGGTGTTATTCTCCCCTTTTAGTTTCTCCTTGCAGAGTCCTAAAAAGATAACACCCATTAAATTGAACAGAAAAGGAAAATACAAATGAAACAACAAGCAGAAAAAATAACAATCACACTCAATGATTTCAAAACTATGTGCGGAGTAATAGACGTTGCTTCCACAAGAGGTGCATTCAGAGCCGGTGAATTAGCAGGCATAGGTATATTGCACAACAGATTAACACAGTATATTGCACAGAATGAACAACAATCAGTCAATGGTGCACCAGCGGTTACCACTGTAGATATGAAAGAAAAATCCAATGGCAAAAAATAGAGTTGAAGAACAATGGTTAATGGTGGTAAAAGATTTTGCTACCAACTATTGGGACAAAGAACTAGAAGAAGCAAAACAACTTTTTGATCAACCATATCCACACGCAGGAGAAAAAGATTACATCAAACAGACAACGTTTTTGGACAATGCAAAACGTAACAAATTAATGATGTTGAAGTACCTTGCCCAAAGTGTTAGTGGTAATATACATCCACGTGGTGCAAACACAGTGGATGAAAAAGAAGGTGCCGCAAAACTAATAGCAATGGCTGAACAAAGAATTAAAAAAACAAATGAATGAAAAATATAAGTTTTCCAGTTTTTTTAGATACAATGAACATTGTATCACAGCAGACCACTCCACCACTACACATAGAAATATGTAAATGGTTAGAGGACACTGACAATCATCCACGTAGAATATTACAAGCATTTAGGCATTCAGGCAAATCTTACATATTGGGTGCATACATCTGTTGGAGATTGTTGCGAGATCCAAACTGGACCTGTCTACTAATTTCTGCAAAACGTAATCTTGCATTACGTAATTCATTGTTCATTAGATCAATGATTGAATCACATCCGATGCTTCAGCATATGAAAAGTGATCTGTATTCTTGGAAGGCAGAAAACTTCACTGTTGACAGACCAATAATGCAATTGAACCCCAGTGTTACTGTAAGTTCGTTGGGAGCATCATATACAGGAATGCACAGTCACACAATTATTGCAGATGACTGTGAAACATCTGATAACGTTATCACAGCAGGTCAGCGAGAAAGAATAAGAGAAAGAGTAGCAGAGTTTGGAAAACTATCAAACCAAATCTTGATGGTGGGCACACCTCACTCGGAAGAAACCATATACGATCATTTGGCTGACAAAGGTTACGAAACAAAAAAAATTCCTGTGGTCAGGACGCGGACAGTAAGACAAGAAGATTCAACAGAAACGGAAGAAGAATATCTTGCTTGGCCAGATCACCCACAAGGTATGTTTACATTCAAATGGTTAGAACAACAAAGATTAGAAACAACTGAAGGTGATTTCAATTCACAATATATGTTGATACCACAATCCACGTACCAACCATTAGTAGAATTAGAAAAAATAAAATATTACAATGACGAATTCGAATGGAGCAATATTGCACAACCATTTGGAAATTATATTACTGCTTGTAAGTTAGGAAAAAATAATATCACTCGTGTCGTAGGCAGTTGGGACGTTGCGAGCGGCTTGGAGGGAAGAGATAATTCTGTGCTGTCAATCTGTGCCAGAGATGATGAAGGTAACACATACGTACATGATATAAAAGTTTTGTCAGCGGTAGATGAAAAAGAAAAAGATTTTACCCAACAATGTAGAGAAATTATTTTAACTTGTGCTTATCATAAACTTGGACACGTGATTGTGGAAGAAAACTTCTCTGCAACTTTGGCTTCTGAATTGCGTAGGGTAGCAAGGCAAATGAAAGTCATGGTAAACATAATACCAAAATTTAGAACTTCAAATAAACGTGTCTTTATTGCACAAACACTTGAACCTGTAATTAAAGTGGGTAGATTATTTGTACATGACAGAGTAAAGGACACACCATTTTTTGATGAACTACAAGCGTTTCCGAGACCTCGAGTAAGTGATGACTGTATTGATGCGACTGCTGAAGCAATTAACTATCTGCCAAATATAGCCGTAGATGTTTCCAAAGTGGCCAAAGTTTATAACCCACTCAACAACGCTGGAAGTAGTTTTAAAATTAATTAAACACCGATTCCAGGTAAATAATTGTGACTAACAAGATTATTTATTTTTTTTGTGTATATAACACACGCACAAAAGCGTTACACACGCAAAAGAAATTTAGGAGACAAAGGTAAATGAAAATATATTCAAAAATCGTTTGGGACAAAGATTGGAACGTCCTAGAACAAATTTCATCAGAGTACAACGGACCGGTAACGGAGATGTGCGTTTTTCCATCACCCCCTCCCGCTCCTCCACCACCTCCTCCCCCACCCCCAGCACCTGCCCCGAGTCCAGTTGCACCAGCAACTACGACAAGAAGAAGAACAGGTAGATCAGCGAGTGCGGCAGGCAGAGGTAGAGGTGTTCTAGTATCAAGCAAAACTCCATTGGGTATTGTTGATCAAGAAAAAGTATTGGGTGGAAGAAGAAGTTTATTACAATCACAAAGACAAGTGGCTCAAAGTGTTATGAGATTACTTGGAGGAGGATATTAGTATGTGTATAATGCCAAAAATGCCAGCGATGCCTAGTGCAGACGATATGGCTAGACAACAGTTGGAAACACAAAGACAACTACAAGCAGACGCTGATGCAAGAGCGGCTGGTCAGTTAGAAGACGAAAGAAAAAATGCCAGAAGAGCACAAATTAGACGTAACAGAAGAAGAAGAGGTAGAGCAAGCCTGATAACAAGAAGAGATGTTGCTGGAGGTTTATTTGGTGCGACTGACATGGGTACAGGAGCAAACACAATTTCTCCATTAGGAACAGATCTTACTCAAATCGGCAACTAACAGTATGAAAGATTATATAGCGAAAGCCTTCAAATTGGCTAAAACTGCTAGACAACTGCACGAAGACGAGATATCAGAAGCATACAAATACACTCGTCCAAACAGAGATATCTACAGAGATCAAAACACCACAACAGATAGATCAAGGATATATGATTCAACAGCACCAGATGGTGTGCAAAATTTAGTTTCAACAATCCTAAACTTATTGATACCACAAAACCAACAATGGGCAACGATATCAGTCAGAGAAGATATCAAAGAACGTGTTGCAAGTGATGTCAAAAGAAGACTAGACATAGCAAACAGAACAGTATTCAAAACAATCAAAGATTCAAACTTTTACGTAGCGGCATCAGAAGCATTGACGGATGCAGTTATA